GTGGCTGCCGCGGCTCGGCGCCAGCCACTGCGCGACCTGCTTCGGATCGACGCGGTACAGCGCGGCGAACTCCTGGTGCCCGACCAGATACGGCTTGCCCCGACTCATCCCCGTCCTCCGGTGTCTGCCCTGGTGCAGAGGGCAGCGTAGCCGTACGCGCACGCCGGCGTACGCGGCGGTCGCTGCTATGGTGGCGGCGGTCTTTTCTCCAAGAGGCCAAACGGCCCCCGCTTCGGCGGGGGCCGTGTGCGTTGCCGCGCGCTCTACGCGGTCTTGCCCTCGGGCTGGTCGGCGGTGGAGCTGAGCCGGGTCGAGCCCTGCTCCTTCCTCTGTCGCGTGAACCGCAGGGCGTGGATGGTGCGCCCGCCGGTCACCTCACGGAAGGCGGTCGCCACCTCGGCCTTGGTCAGCCGCCGCCCTCCCAGCGTGAACAACGGTCCGTCCGTGCGTGCCCCGATCAGCTCGCGCAGCGCGTTGGCTGCCGACACGGTGATCCCGGCCTCGTAGGCGCCGGCCTCCTTCGCATGGCGGATGACGACCAGACGGTCATCCAGCTCCGCGTCCGGCACGTCGAACGCCAGGACCTCGTCCAGCCGGACCTCCGACTCCCAGAGCAGCTGCCACACCGCGCGGATGGCGGCCGGGACCGCCGGGTTCGCGAGCGCGGTGTCCACCTCCAGGTCGGTGACGAGCAGGCTTGTCGTATCCATCATGACCCCCAGGCCGCAGGAACAAGTGCGCCCTCACGCTATGCGCGCTGTCGGACAACACCGCTTGACGGCAGGGGGTGTTCGTCTCAGCCGCGGGCCAGGCTGAAGACGGTGAGCACCACCGCGGTGACGCTGGCCAGCACAGCGACGGTCGGCAGCGGCCACCTCGTCTTCTCCAGCGCGCTCACCCGTTCCTCCAGATCCTCCAGGGCCTTGTCCGTTTGGTCGCTGCGCTGGACGAGCAGCGCCAACTGTCCGTCGATACGCGCGAATCCGACCTCCAGCGCCTGGCGCAGCTCCGCCAGGGCGAGCGCGACCTGTCCTTCGGGCACGGTCATTCCTCCTCTTCTCCCGCGGCCCGGCGGTCAGTGCTTGGGCGTGGCCGGGTCGCGCTTGAGCGGGAGCCACGAGGCAGTTCCGGGCCTGCCCAGGACGGTGCCGAGGGTGGACTTCAGCGCGCTGAGCGCGGCGGGTATCGAGGAGACCGCGGCGGCCTGCCACGCCGACAGGGACACCATGTCCGTCGTGCTGGAGGCCGCCATCAGGCCCAGCAGCGACTGGAGGTAGGTGGCAATCGTGCGCTCGGCAACGTCGGCAAGGGCCTGCGGCATCGGGTCGTGCTCCTGGTTCGGGGTGGTGGGGGGCGGGTCGGCGGCACCGGCCTGGTGCGGGACGCGGAGGTCCGCCCAGGTCCGCGGGCCGGGAATGCCGTCGGCATCCGCGCCGTGGTGGCCGCGCTTGATCTGGTACGCGGCATACGAGCGGCGGTGCGCGTCGTTCCACACCTGGCCGGGCGGCGTGTCGTAGGAGTCGCAGCCCTCGGCGATCAGCCGCTTCGCCATCGCGGCGATCACCGGGGAGGAGCGCCCCTCGCGGAAGAACTGCTTGCCGGGGTACGCCGCGTACTTCGGTGTCGGCTTCGGCTTGGGCTTCGGGTCCGGCTTCGGCTTGGGGTCGGGCTTCGGCTTGCCGTCGTCCTTGAGGTGCCGGGCGACCCTTGCGCGGAAGGCGTCCATGTCGATGCCGCCGGGGTCCGGTTTCCCTGGCTGCCATTCCTTGTGGCCGATGACGGAGTGCTCGTTCCAGCCATGCGCGCGGCAGATGGCTGCTGCCGCTCGCGCCATGGCGTCGAGCTGGGCCGCCGGCCACGGCTGGCTCCCGGTGTTGATGCACTCGAAACCGTAGAAGTGCCGGTTCCCGTCGGTGTCGGCTTCGTTGTCGCGTGGGCGGCTCGTCTTCTCCGCGATGACCGCGAGCAGGACGTCGGTGTCGCCCATCCCGGCGTGATTGCAGCGCCCGTATCCGACGAGGTGCACCGTGCCAGACCGGTCGATCACGCCGTGGCAGAGCGGGCCGGGAAGATCCTGGTAGCCCGTTCGGCACAGCTCCACCATGTCCTTCTCGGAGCTGTACGGCCCGGTGTGGTGAATCATGACCCCGTTCGCGGGGCCCCAGTTGCCGTGGGTGTTGCGGTTGTGGGTGCGCCATTTGCCGTGCTCGACAACGCCGAGCCGGGCGCCCTTCAGCACGGACAGGAACTTGTCCGCGCTCAGCGGTGTGGCCACGCGCTTCGTCCTTCTCCCCTGCGCCGGATGGCAGTCGGCCGTGGCCGCGATCGCGGTCCGGTCCCTCGGGAGTGCGAAGTGGGTGGAGGGTCACCCAGGCGTCATATTACCGGCGGCGACCCGACCAGTAGCCGGAGCGCGCAGCCGGTCAGGTGTCGTCGTGGTCGGTCCGGAACGACGTGCTGTCGAGGCTGATCCAGGACGCGCGGACGCTGCCGCCGCCCTGGACGCGCAGCCGCACCAGGCCCTTCGGATCGATGTCGAGCTGGAGGGCGCGGCGTGCCGCGTCGGAGGCGACGTCGACCGTGCGTGGCGCTTCCGGCCAGTACCCTTCGGGCAGCAGCGCGACCATCTGCTCGTCGGCGGCCCGGCCGCCGGTCAGTCCGATACGGCCGCAAAGCTCGGTGGTGTCCCAGGGGTTGGCGCGAAACTGCGGTGGCTGCTCCTCTTCCGGGACGGTGGTGTCGCCGGTCAGCGGGAGAGCGCGCCACTCCGGGTACGGGGCGCGGCGGGCGCGTTCGAGCGTGGCGACCCGCTTCTCCAGCTTGGCCAGTCGGCGGCCGAGGATGGCGATTGTGTCCGGCATCTACTGCTCCTCTCCCTCGCCCATCTCGTCCTCGGGCTTGTTGGTGCGCTCCAGCTTCAACGTCACGCGCTCTGCCGTCTCGCCCTCGCCTGGCCGCACCGTCCAGCCGACGATCCGGCACCAGCCATCGAACTCGGTGTGCGGCTCGAACAGGCGGATCCGCACGTCGTCCCCGACGCGCAACGCGTGGATCGGGGCCGCCGGGTGGTCGATGATCTCCAGCTCGGTCAGTGAGGGCAGGACCTGGCGGGCCAGCCGCTCACGGCGGGCCCGCTGCCTCAGCTTCGCCTCGTCCTTCTCGTCCGTCTCCAGCCGGTGTTCCAGGCGCAGACGGCCGTTGCGTACGCCGTCCACGACGACCTTGCGCTTCTTGCCCTCGCCCGCACCGAGCCCGATGACCCACTGGGCGTAGGAGTCGGCGTCCTTGATGACGTGCGGGGTGCCGACCACGTTCGCGCCGGTGGTGAACGTCAGATCCTCCCGGCGTCGGCCCAGGCGCGGCGCACCGAGGATGATGCGCCGCTGGGCGCGGCGCCCGCGCCATGCCACGGTCTCCGACCACTCCAGGCCGTCATCGATCTCGGCCATCTCGTCCACCATCTCGCCGAGGTTGCGCGGGTCGGTCTTGGAGGTGGTGTACGGGTCCTTCGCGGTGCCTGTCTTCGCCTTCGACTTCGTGTCGTCCACGGTCACGCCGAGGTCGCCGTCCGGCTGCGCCTGGGCGTAGGCCCACACATCGCGGACCACGTCGCACGGGTCCGCTTCGATGTACGGGCCGCGGCCGTCAAGGTTGCCGTGCAGGTCGAAGCGGCGGTGGAGGTAGCTCGTGAACCCGGAGGCTTCGACGGGCAGGGTGTTGCCCTCCGGTTCGGCGCGCCACAGCAGCCCGCCCCAGTCGAGGCGGGCGTTGCGCTCGACGAGGAGCACCGTGTCGCCGGCGTCGAGCGCGTCGCCAAGGGATCGGCGGAACGCGGTTGGCAAGGACGCCTTCAACGAGCCCGGCCCGGATATCTCCGGTCCGTACTCGACTTCGCTCAGTGGCAGGTTCCAGTGCAGAACGTCGCCGGTCGCGGCCCGCGCGACGATGTAGCGGTAGTCGGCCATCGTCACGCAGGCCCTTCCGTGAACGCGACGTCGAGCGTGACCGTGGTGCCCTTGGCAACGGTCAAGTCACCGTCCCCGTACTTGTCGTTCTGGTTGATCTGAACGGCCAGGTGCTGGCGGGTGCCCCGGTAGGCGGGCGGCACGGCGAGCGTGTCGGCCAGTGTCACGGAGGAGCGGCGCGTGGTGGTGCCGTCGTCGTCTACAACGGTCGGCTTCGCGGCGCGCTCCCCGAGACGGGTGCGCAGCTCGGCATACACGGAACCCGCCTCGGCGCGCAGGCCGGACAGGGTGACGACGACGGTGACTGTCGTCGCCCAAGCCGGGACGTCGAGGCCCCAAGCAGCTTCCTCGGGCCACGCCGCCCACTGGCCATGCTTGCCCGGCACTGCTTCCGTCTTCGTCGGGTGCACGGTGCGCAGGATGCGTTCGGTGCGCGGGTTCGCGATCTTGCGCAGATCGGTGATCATGTCGGCGGTGATCGCCGCGGTGTTCCCGGGCAGGGTTATGCGGGCCAGAGCGATCCCAGTCATGCCCTCGGGCACGGTGGCGGCGTCGTGAGCCACATCCTGGACCACGTGGAAGTAGCCGATCTCCTCTCGGCGAGGGTCGCGTTCCCCCTCCCACTCGGGGTCCTCGATCCGCAAAACGATCAGGTCGGTGCGGGCGAACGGGCTGGTCGCCTCGACATCGACCTGGGCGTCACCGATGTTGCTCTGGGTGTAGGCCCCTTGCCACGGGCGGGCACCGTGGATGAGAGCGGAGCCGTCGCCGACGCGAATGCCGGGGCCGGGGGTCTCCAGCGGCCGGACCTTCAGGTCCTCGCTCTCCGCGACGCCCTGCCGGCCGCGGGCGAGGTCACGGATCATCAGCCGCATCGCGCGGGCGGAGTGGTCGGCCCCGCGCACCATCATCGGGGGTTGCAGCGTCACGAGTGCTCTCCGTTCACAGGGTGGTGTACGCCGACCGCCACGCCACCTCGAGGCGCGCGGTGCCGGACGGGTCGTTCGCGCTCCACGCGATCTCGGACCGTCCGGGCGGGAGGGTGAACAGGTCGAGACGGGAGGCGGGGCTGAGGTCGTTGGCGACGTTGACGGTGCCGTTGCGCAGCGCCCAGCAGGTGCTGGGCCGGGTCTCCATCTCCACCCACTCGCCGTCGCGCAGCGACAGGTCGAGTTCGAGGACGCGGCGAGTGACGGTGTTCCAGATCCGTGGGTCGGTGACCGGGCCGTGCACGCGCAGGCTTGGGTACGTCGGCACATCGCCGTGGTTGGTGACCCATCCGGGCCGGTCGTCGGCAGGGTGATGGTCCGAGTCAGCCGGGCGGCACGAGGCGGGGCCGCCCATCGCGTCGTCGAGGGTGCGGTCCGTGCCGGTTGTGCGGGCCGCCTGGTCGAGGCCGAGCGTCAGCTTGGACAGCTCGTCGTCGTACCAGCGGGGGTTGTCCAGGCCCACGAACTCCATGTCGAGCGGTATCCATCCGTGCACGGCGTTGGCCGTGCTGGTCGCCTCCATACGGCGAAGCCGCCCGTACATGCGCCGCGTTGCATGTCCGGGCCACCGGCCGCGCAGGATGTGGCGGCCCTCAGGGCTGGTCCGGGCGGCGGGGTTGTCCACGGCCCGCTCCAGCCGGGCGAGGATCTCGGCCGCCTTCACCGGGTCGCCGGGCGTCTTGATGCCCGCCTCGAAGCGCAGAGGGCGCGGACCGTAGAAGTCCCGGCCCGGTGACGTGCCGTCCCTGTTCGCGTTGTCGGCGTCCTGCGGCCGGGTGCCGGGTGACCCGAGCCCTTCGATGTTCCCGATCGGGACGTAGCTCCCGCTGCCGAGGACCACGCCGCCGATCTCATACTGCCACGGGGCCAGCTGGGGGCGGCTGTTCTTGTTCGGTGCTGTGCTCATCACACTCTCCCGCCCCGCTGCGCGTTGCGCAGGGTGCGCATCATCTCGTTGCCGATCTGCTCGGGGGTGGCGGCGCTGTCGGTGACGGTGACCGGCATGGATCCGATCAGCGGCTGCTGCTCGCGCACGACGACGACCTGGACGCGGCCGCCGGCGCGGGCGTCCACCACGCGTGTACGGGCGCGGTCGCTGCCGGTGCGGATGTCGAAGGAGCGCACGACGCCGGCCATGGCCGCGACGCTGCGGGCATGCTTGAAGGAGCTGGCGAGCATCGGGTTGTAGCCGCGGCTGCCGGCGCCCCGGACACCGCCGTTGGCGTACCACTCGACCTGGCCGCCGAACCGGTCAACCACTTCCTCCACGATGGCCTTGCTGCGCCCGCGCTTTGAGGGGGTGAGCGGTACATATGCCTCCCCTCCTGTGGAAGGCTCCGCCCAGATGCGCCACGCTCCCGCTGGTGCGATCTGCGCGACGTGCCGTTCGCGGCGCGGTCCGCCGGTGACACCGCCGTCCGCGAAGTAGTCCACGACCGCGCCGTCGGCATGCTTGTTGGCGTTCTTACGCAGGTTGTCGGCCTGGCGCTGAACGGCGTCCGCGACGCTCTTGTTCTGCTCGTTGAGCTGGTCGAAGATCGTGACGTGCCGGGTGGTGACCGTTACTTCCTTGCCGCGAAGGGCATTGATGCGCTGCTGGATGGAGTCCGCTGCCTTCCGGGGACCGCCGGTGGGCACCGTGACCTTCACGTTCTTCGACCCGGGCACCTTCTCGATCCGGAAACCGAGCGCCTCCATCTGCTTGCGCGCCTCGGCCGTCGGGGCCCGTACGACGACCGACTTCGCGCCGGGTGTCGAGCGGATCTTCGCTTGGACGGCCTCCAGGCTCTTGATCGCGGCGGCGGTCGGCGCCGACACCTTCACGTTCTTGCTGTTCGGGGTCTGACCGAGCTTGTCGATCAGAATGTCGAGGTTCTTCTTCGCTCCCGCCGTGGGCGCGGTGATCTTGATCTGCCGGGTGCCCGGCACCGTCTTCACCGTGAACCCGAGGTCCCGGAGCTTCTTCTGCGCGCCGTCAGACAGGGAATCGACCTTGATCGTCCTGGCCTTCGGCAGCCGCTGGAACTCCGCCTGGACGGCGATCAAGTTCGCCAGGGTGCTGTCCATGCCCTTCGTCTGGAGCAACAGGCTGACCTTCGACGGCAGCAGGCCAAGGCTGTCCGCCACGCCCTCGGCCTGGGCCTTGGTCAGGCCGTAGCCGCGGGCCGCCTTGATCGCCTCCGAGCGGGCACGGCTCATCTGCTCGCGGGCCTTCGCGAGCGCCTCGGGCAGCGTCTCGCCGTTGCGCTGGGCCAGGTCGAACGTCGCCACGGAGGCGTCGGCCGCAGCGTCGGAGAGGGCGGTGAGCTGGGTGTAGAGCTGCTGGCCGTTCCTCGTCGTGGTGTTGAGGGTCTTGTCCTCGTTGACGAGCTGCTTGCTGCCGTAGCCCTGCCCGCGGTTGACGTTCTTGCTGCCCTCCTGCAAGTCGAGGACCGCGCTGTTCACCTTGGCTTCGGCGGCCTGGAGGGAGATCTGGCCTCCCGACAGCAGGTCGAGCGCCGACTTCAGGGAACGAGTCCGGGTGTCGGCGTCGGCTGTCTGGTCGGCCAGGCCGCCGACAGCGGCCTTCAGCCGGTCGTACGCCGAGGTGCCGTCACCGGCGCCCTTCGTGGCCTTGGCCAGCTCCTTGGCGTTCTTCACCGCCCCGGCCATCTCACCCTTCACCGAACCGAGCGCATCGGCGGCGTCCTTGTACTGCTGGCCGACCTTGGAGTAGTCCTGAACCGTCGCCTTGCCGATGGTCTTCCAGACCTTGTGCTTGTCGGCCGTGGCCTGGAGCTGCTTCTGCAGCGCGTCCAGCGAGGTCCCCTGCCCCAGATACGCGTCGGTGAGCGAGGACAGCGGCACGCCGGCCTGCTCCATGACCTTGGTGAGCTGGCCCTGTTCCGTCTTCGTGTCCAGCAGGGACTGGGCCGCCGCGTTGCGGACATTGCTGTCGATCTGTCCCCCGGACTCGCGCAGCACGGACGTCAGGGTGGCCACCCGCTGCTGGTGTTCGGCGGCGGCCTGCGCCGCTTTCTGCTGCCGCGCGGCGAGCAGCCCCAGGCCCACCGACACACCCGCCATGACGACGCCGAACGGTCCGCCCAGGGCGTTCGTCACGCCGCCGAGCGCCGAGCGCAGTCCCGATCCGGCGGCCCGGCTGATCCCGTTCAGCGTGCCGGTGAGCGTGACTCCGGCGCCGTTCGCGCTGCGGAACGCGCTGGTCATACTCCCGAGGAAGCCGACCCGGGCCTGGACCGCGGCCCACGCCGCTCCGTACCGGGTCAGGGCAACGCCGGACGCGGCAGCCAAGGACTGCTGCACCCGCATCTGCTGGTTGAACGACGCGAAGCCCGAGCGGATCGGACCGGTCATGGTGGTCGCCATGTTCGTCAACGCCGGCTGGGCGCGGCGGAACAGCAGCATCGCCAGAGCGGCGGACTGGATCGGTCCGGGCAGCGCACCGAACGCGCTGACCAAGCCGCCGACGGCATGACCGATCGGGACGAGCACCATGGACAGTCCGGAGACCGCATCCATGGCGAGGTTGGCGACAGTGCTGATGATGTCGAGCGTCCCGGCCGCCGCACCCCCTTCTTCCCCGAGCCCCGAGATGGCGTCAAGGATCGGCTCCGCCCCGTCGGCGGCGTTCCCGAGGACGTCTCCCAGGGTGCGGGCAGCGTTGATCAGCAGATTGAGTCCGGTGGCCAGGGAGTGCTCGCCAATGTCCTTGAGCGGACCGATGAGCTGCCGCGCCTCCTCGACGAGGCCGCTGAGCCCGTCCTTCGTCTGCGCCTTCAGCTCCGGGCCGTACAGCGTCGCTATGTTGCGGCCGTACTCCAGGGCCGTGGTCAGGTACGGCGTGGCCCCTGACAACCCGCGCGTGAGCAGGCGAGTCACCCACTCCAGGCCGGGCGCCATCCCCTCGTACAGGGCGATGCCGGTCTGCCGGGCCTGGGTGCGCAGCTGCGTCATCGCACCGGCAAGGCCCTCCCCGCGCGAGGCGGTGATTGACGCTGCCGAACCGGTCTGCCGTACCGCCATCGACAGGGCGTCGAAGGACTCGGTCCCTTGGTGGGCGAGCGCCACCGCGCCACTGAGCGCGGGCTTGCCGAAGGCGCGGGTCACTCCGGCCGTGAAGTCCCTCTGCGACATGGCGTGTTCGGCCTTCGACAGGCCGTCGATCACCGTGCGCAGACCCTTGAAGCGCCCTTCGGCGTCCCAGGCTTCGATCCCGAGTTCCCGCAGGGCGTTCTTCATGATCGGCGTCGGCGCGGCCAGGTTGGCGAAGATCCCGCGCAGGCTCGTGCCGGCTGTGTGGCCGAGGATGCCGGACTTGCCGAGCATGCCGACTGCGGCGGCGGTGTCCTGGAGGGTGACGCCGAGCGCGTTCGCGACCGGGCCCGCGTACCGCATCGAGTAGTAGATGTCGGTGATGGAACCGGAGGCGTTGTTGGCGGTGGCGGCGAGGGTGTCGGCCGCTCGGGACGCCTGATCAGCACCGAGGCCGTACTGATCCATGATGTCGCCCAAGTACTTGGCCGACGTGGCGGCGTTGACATCGGCCGCCGCCGCGAGCTGAAGCGAGGCGCGTACGGCGTCGATCGACTGATCCGCCCGAAAACCGGCTTTGCTCAGCTCGACCATGCCCTCGGCGGCGTCCGCCGACGTGGAGGTGGGCAGCGTCAGGTCGTTGCCGAGTTCCTGGGCCATGTCGGCGGCCCGCTTCATCTGCCCGGCGGTCGCGTCGGTCACCGCGCGGAAGAGGTTCATCTGCCGCTGGTAGCGGTTGCCCTCCTCGATCATCTCGCCAGTGCCGAGGACGAGGGCGCCGCCGGCGAGCATGTTCGTGGCGGACACGCCGTGCCGACCGGCCCCGGCGGTCGCCCGCTGGAGCCGGGACATCGACCGGGCGCCATCGTCCCCTGCCGCGCGCAGCGCCGCGCGGGCCGCCCCGGCGCGGGCGGTGATCCGGTTCAGCTCCCCGACGGCCGCGCGGGCGGAACGATTCATCGCGGCGAACTGCCTAGCGAGCCGTGCCCCATTGGCGTCCAGCCGGGCCAGGGACCGGTTCGCGGCGTCGGTGCGGTCCCCCAGGGTCCGCATCTGTGCGGAGGCAGCACGGGTTCCCGCGATCAGGTCGCGGACCTCGGCGCGCATCGCGACCGTGAGGGTGAACCCGGCCACCTCGGGCGGCCTCCTTACGTGGTGCGGGGGTGGATCAGGGGCGCTGTTCGTACTGCTCGCGCGGGAGGAGCTGGATCTTCACGCCGTAGCCGGATCGGTCCTGCGGAACGTGGTCGCGTTCCTGCTCGATCAGCTCGCAGCCGGGGCATCGCAGGGTGTCGGTTACGTAGGCGTGGGGATCGCCTCCGCGGCCGCGGTCCCACTCCTCCAGCCGGGTGCGGCACTCCGGGCACACCGTCCGCTGCCACTCCGCCCAGGCCAACGCCTTGGCCCGGTCGAGGTCGGACCAGCGGCCGTCGCCGCCGAGGAACCGCGAGTGCGGGATGCGGAACTTCTCGCACAGCTCCAGCTCGGCGCGCAGGCCGGCGTCACGGCTCAGCCTTTTCCCAGCTCGACCCGGCTCTCCTGCTGGACCTGCCAGGCCGCGTCCCACAGCGCGTTCGCGTCCGGCGCCGACCAGCCGTTTAGCAGTTCCTCGGCCTCCTCACGGCTCATGCCGTCCACAGAGGCCGCTGCCACCAGGGCGGCGGGGAAGGTGTCGGCGTTGAAGATCGCCCCCTCCTCCGCCTGCTGTTCGGTGGGCGGGTGCTCGGAGATCAGGTCCTCCAGCACCGGGCGCGGCAGCGCGCGGAAGGTTAGGAACTCCGACGCTGCGTCCAGTGCGCTCAGTGCCTGGTCGCGCGCCGTGTCGGCGTCGGCGGCCTGCCGCTCGGCCAGCTCGTCACCGAGGTTGGCCTCGGCAACGAACCGTGCACGGCGGGCTGCCTGCTCGGCCTCGTCGTACCGCTGGCGCAGCTTGTCTTCGTCACAGACTCGGAGGCGCTTCTGCGGCCGACGGCGGGCGCGGAGGCGATCCATCTTGGCCGACCACGCCCCTTCCGCCGACGTGGCGGAGGGGGACGGGCGCTTGGCCTGTGCGGGGCGCGACACGATCAGCCCTCGTCAGCGTCGTGCTCGCGGACCGTCGCCTCGGTCTTGGTCTTGGTCGTGCTGACCACGGTCACGTCGACGTGGTCACCGTCGTGGTCGGGGTGACCGTGCTCGTGTCCCTCGTCGCAGTCCTCGTCCGGCAGCGGGCGGTGCTGCGCCTGCGGCACCGGGCGGTCGAGCGACGGCGCGTCGGTGATCGTGAAGTCGACCTTGAACTTCGCCGCCTCGTTGCCTGTGCTGTAGGTCGCGGCGCGGGTGGCGACCTGGACGGGGAACACGTCGACCGAGCGGGAGCCAGGGAGGTCGCCCTTGCGGAGCAGGACGACGTACCCCTTGGCGCCCTTGGGGAGCTGCTGCTCGATCGCGTCGGAGAACCGGTCCTCGTAGAAGGTCAGGCTGGAGTTCTCGGCCTTGTCGTTGCCGGGGATCGAGGAGTTGAAGGTCGAGCCCATGTCGGGGGTCTCGATGGGGTCGTTTTCGAGCGCCCAGCCCTCGATGTCCGAGACGGCGTCTGTCAGGGCGAAGGCGTTGGTGATCTCTCGGCGGCTGGGGTACTTCGGGTCGTTGAGGTCCTTCGCCCAGAGGATCTTGGAGATGCCGCGCCGCAGAAATCGGGTCTGGGTCTTCTTCGTGCTCGTGGACACAGGTCCGCTCCCACTTCTGGGGCAGCGTCCCGTGCCGAGGCCCTGCCCCTTGAGGTTCAAAGGGGGTTCGCCTGGCCTGGGGCCTAGCGTCCGCGCGGGCCTCCGCGGTGAGGATCAGAAGAGACGTTTCTTCATGCCGGGGTCACGGTGATCGTGACCCGCTGCACGTAGGACACGATAGCGCCTGCCGCCGACACCGAGGGCGCTCCTCCAGCGTCGTAGGTCAACTCCCGGTCGATTACCCGAGCTTCGGGAACGTGCAGGTCATGGGCCCAGCGGCCATCGGTGCGGCCGACGACGCCGGCGCGTACGCGGTCGGCCAGCCACTCGACCTGATCGCCCCGTTCCCCGACCGAGGTGACCTGGTAGGACCAGGCCGCGTCCGCATGCCAGTCCCAAAGCGGCGGTCCGCCGAACTCGGCGGGCAGCGAGTCGAGGATCGTGTACGGGGCGGACGCGGGCTCCCACCCGGACTTCTCCTGCACACGCGGCAGTTCACCGATTCCGCACGGGCGGCCGGTGGCGTGCTCCACGAGCGCCGCGAGCGCGCGGGTCACCGGCAGGCGGGCGGTCACGGCAGCACCCCATCTGCCAGGGCCTGGATGAACGCCGGTTCGGTCTGCCGGAACGCGGGCTCGACGTGCGGGAACGGCGGCTGCCGGTAGTGCCGTCCGATCGAGTCCACGCCGACGAAGCCGTACTCCAGCCGCCTCGCCTGCGGGGCATCGGAGAACACCTCCGCAGTGACCTCGCCGCCGCCGGTACGCATCCGCACGTCCCAGGAGGCACGGTACTGCCCAGTGATCACGTTCGGGCCGGGCCTGCCGCTCGCGTTCCGCTGGATGCGGACCCGTAGCAGCATGGCGTGGTGCCGCGTGATCGTCCGCGTGCGGGCGCGGGTGGCCGGACCCATCCGGGCCAGCGCGGCGGCCAGCGCGATCGGGTCGCGGAAGGCGGTCGCGTCCGGGTGGGCGTTGGGGTGCGGGTTCGCCAGGGCCATCAGTCGATCACCTGAACCCGCACGATGCGCACCACGCTGTAGGTGCTCACTGCTTCGTCGGAGACACGGAACCTTCGACCCACCAACTGCGGGTCACGGGGGCCTCCGGGTCGGACAGAACCGGCCACGCGAATCACGTCGTCGCGCCGCAGCACCGGGGCGTCGACCGGCAGCACGGCCTGGTAATCGGTGGTCGGCGGCTCGACGGCGACCGACCCGCCCACGGGCTGGCGCGGGCGGCACGAGCCGGCCCGTGATCTCGTCCAGCACGTCGTCCGTACGGCCTGCGCTGTCCCGCCACGCTTCCAGCTTGTCGTCCAGGATGCGGCCGACTACTCGGCGGGCACCCTCCACGTCAAAGGCCACGAGCCCACTCCCCGAGCTGGGTGAGCATCGCCTTTGTCAGCGAGTACGGCTCGGTGCCGAGGTCGAGGCGGGCCAGCGCGGCGCGCTCCAGGGCCTCCGGGTCGATCGCGTCAAGGAACACGGCCGCTGCTGGGCCGTGGTCGGGGAGGTCTGCAACCGTGACGCGGGCCATCCCGGACCACTTGATGTCGTCGCGGTCCGCGACGTGCAGCAGGACCTCGGGCCGTTCCCCGGCGAAATGGCTGACGGAGTACGCCTTGACGGCGCTCGGGTCGATACGCGCGCCGTCGATCTCGATGTCGGCCCCACCGGCCCGCGCAGTGATCTCTACACGCCGGGCGGCCGTGTTGTTCGTCTGATCCATTCAGCCGACGCTAGGAGAGCTGTCGGACACCTCGAGGCGGTGGGAACTCAGCCCCGGTTGACACCGTCCCGTGCCCGGCCAACCGCACGCATTGTCCTGGCGACGGTCTGCGAGTTTCTCCGTCGGCCCGTTAACTCTTGGCGACGGGCCTTCTGGGCACGATTCGCAGTACGTACGCTGGCCACAATGCTCCGATCAGCGAGGGGAAGCCGACGTGAATGAGAGCGTTATGTTGGGGGACCGACTCCGGGTGGCACGCAAGACGCGGGGACTGTCCGCCGCGCAGCTTGCCCAGCGGGTCGCGGTCTCCCCCAGCCTGGTGCAGAAGCTGGAGTCCGGCGCGCGGAAGGCGACGCCGAGCCTGATTCTCGCGCTGTCGAGGGCCCTGCATTTCGGCCCCGAGGTGCTGACCGGTCAGCCGTACTACGGAGACCCCGAGGCCGAGGACGGAGTGCACGCGGTCATCCCGGAACTGCGGCGCATTCTGCTGTGCTTCGACACGCCAGACGAGTTGGAGACCCGTCCCCGCGCCCTGCCGGTTCTGGCCTCCGAGGTGGACCAGATAGCAGCTCTCCGGCGTGATGCACGGTACGTGCCGATGGGGCCGCTGCTCCCTCCGGTGATCACGGAACTGACCCACGTTGCTCTCAGCGCGCGTGGCGATGAACAGCAGAAGGCGTTCTGGCATCTGGCCCGCACGTACCGTGCGGTCAACAGCCTGGCCCACAAGATGGGGCACCACGACCTCGGCAATACGGCCTTGGAAAGGGTGAGGTGGGCAGCCGACCGCAGTGGCGATCCGCTCATGCAGTTCACGGCCGGGTTCCTGGTGGCGGGGTCGATGCTGCGGCAAGGAGCTACTGAGTCGGCTCGTCGCAAGCTCAAGGGCCTGCGGCACGAGTTGGAGCGGGCCCAGCCGGAGCACTCGTACACCGACGACGCGCTTGCGGTCGACGGGGCACTGCTGCTGAAGCTGGCGGTCGTTGAATCGCGGGACAACAACCCCGATGCGGCGGAAGAGTTCCTGCGCGAAGCAGAGCAAGTGGCGCTGATGGCCGGCAACCGGGACAGCCTGGCCTACGAGATGAGCTTCGGCCCCACAAACATCAAGATCCACTCGGTGCATACGTTGATCGACACCGGCGACAGTGAGCAGGCCCTCGCCCGGCTCGCTGAATGGGGACAGGGCGGAGCGGCATGGGCGCCACCTGCCTCCACGGTGGGTGAGCGATCCAGCCACCATCACATCGACGTCGCCTCCGCACGCCTGGCGGAAGGTGACCGCGGCGGAGCGTTCGCAGAGCTGAGGCGAGCCCGGAAGATCGCGCCGAACCACACGCGATTCCACCCATCCGTGCGCGAAACGCTCGGCTCGCTGCTGCGCATGGACACGCACCCGTCAGCCGAGTTGTCCGCGTTCGGCACCTGGGCCGGAGTCGCGTAGCACAACTCCCTTTACTCTCGCGGGACTTGGCCTGTATTGGGTGCGGACAGTTTGTCCGCGCACACCCGCCTCCGGAGTGGAATGGTCCTCTCACACTCAGTTGTGAGGGGGCCTTTCCTATGTCGGACGCGATCCCGACCACTCGACTGCCAAGGTGGATGCCTCTCGGCAGCGAGCCGGAGTTGTGTCCCGCCGGCACGTGGTGGGACGCCATCCGTGCACCCGAACATCTGGGCCGCAGGGCCGTAGAACTCATCGAGGAGCAAGGGCTCCCTGTGGGCTCCGTCGTCCTCGACGACGGCGGCCGTGAGCCGCGCATGTACTTCCTGACGCCGGTCGGCACCGCTGAACGGTGGGAGGAACAGGGCACTGTCGCGTTGGGACCGTCCTGCCACGTCCTGGTCCCGTCGGCGAAGCGGACGTCCGGCCCCGGTCTCCACTGGTACCGGCTGCCCACCGGCCCCCGTGCCGTGATCTCACCTGACGGGCTTCACCGCGCCCTGATCAAGGCGCGCCGGGAGCGCGAAGGCCCCATTAGGACTCGCTCTGCGGCCTGAACTCCTCCCCGTGGGAGCTGCCGCAGAGCGGCTAGGCGCCGCCCCACCCACTCCCCGTGGGGCGGCACCCGCCGGTCTCCGGCGGATGCAAGTGATTGTTCCAGCACGTCCGACACACAGAGAGGATCAACCGTGCCTCAAGCCAGGCGAGAAAAGAAGGATCACCTGATCTACGCGGACGTCGTGGACTCCAAGTCCAAGGCGGGCGTGTGGATGGGTGAGCGGGCCTCCTTCCAGGAGAAGCAGGGCCGCATCATCGAGGCGCTCAAGGAGCAGACCGACTGGGTCGAGCTGAAGGACGCGATCATGGTCATCGGCACCGACCCGGCCGGCATCACGGTCATCGCCCCCAACCCGACCCTGCCCGGCGTGATCGTCCTCGCCGACGGTGGCTCCCCGGCCACCTCGGCGAAGCTCCAGGCCACCGCGGAGGAGAAGGTCCGCGCCGTCATGGGCGAGCTCGGGATCGCCGAAGAGGAAACGGCGGCCTGAGCAACATGGCCGTCCCCCGGATGCTGTGGGGGAAGTACTTCCAGTACGAGCGGGACGGGGAAGCAGTTCTCCTCGACCCGGTCGGGCTGGACAGTGTGTTCATCGACTCCGGCGAGGTCCACGACCTCGCCGGGGTCCCCCCGACCGCGACTCATGAAGCCCTCGCAGGGCTCGGCTTCACCTCCGACGGCCCCGTGGCCGACCGGCGAGAAGCACTCCGTAACCGTCTTCGACTCCTTGGGCTCGACGCCACACCTGACCGCATCAGTGGTCTGCGCGTAGTGCTCACCGACCGCTGCAACATGGCCTGCACTTACTGCTTCGTCGATACGAACACCGGCAAGCCGGACATGACGAAGGAGGAGCTGTCGGAGGGCCTGGAGTTCCTGTTCGAGCAGAACGCCGGCCAGGAAGAGGTGTCCATCCAGTGGTTCGGCGGCGAGCCGACGATCCGCTTCGACCTCATGCAGTACGGCGACCGGCTCGCAGACACCCTCGCCGACCGCTACGACGTCGCAAGGGTCCGGCGCACGGTCGTCACCAACGGGGCCCGTCTGACCGACGAAGCCCTCGACCACTTCGTCGCGTACGAGTACGGGGTCGGCATCTCCATCGACGGCCCCCCAGGCATCAATTCCGCCCACCGCCTCCTGCTCGGCGGACAGCCCGCAGACGACCGCATCCGCCGCAACGTCGCCCGATTCGTCGAGGCGGAGGGGCTGCACGTGGGCTGCAACCTCACCCCAACGGCCGCGAACATTGGGCGCTTGGGCGAAACTGTCCGGTGGATCATCGATGACCTCGGGCTGAAGTTCATCTACGTCAACACTCCCATCCCGACTGCGGGCCGCTGGCAGGTAAAGGGCGCCGACCTGGCTCAGGAGCTGTACGAGGCCCGCCTGGCCGCCCTGGGTCGCGGCGGAATGCTGTTCTCTGTCCTCGACCGCGCCTTCCAGGCCCTCGACACCCGACGGCCGATGCTGTTCGACCACATGCAGGGGGACCGCAGTCTGAACGCCGCCCTGCTGCCCGGCAACCGGGTCAGCCTGTGCGACATCAACTTCACCGAGCCGTCGTTCCTGCACACCCTGGACGAATTGCGGGCCGATCCCGGCCGCCTGGCTGGTGTGGGGAAAAACGTCGCACCCATTCCCGAGTGCGGGAACTGCCCGGCGCTCGCCATCTGCGGCGGCCCCTCCCGCAACGAGCAGGCCCTCGTCGGAGGCACCAGCCCTGATCCCGAGATGTGCGCGTTCTACACGAGCACCGTGGAGATCGCCGTGTGGGACAACACGGGGGTGCAATGA